GTAAAATTGCAGGGGGCAGCATTGTTTTTGATAATGGCCGCAATCCTGTAGAGCAGATTTTAGATGGTAAAATTATTTTTGATATCAAAGTGGCTTTCTTTGTTCCAGGTGAGTACATTGTGGGTGAATTTGAATATGACCCTGCAATTTTATCAGAATATTTTACGGCTTCATAACAAGGGAGGGATAGTGTGAAAGATTTAATTATACATGATTATAACGTATACAATGGCAGGGATGAACTTATTGGTGATGGGGAAGAAATTACTCTTCCAGACCTGTCACCAGTATCAACGGATATCTCAGGCTCAGGGATGTTAGGAAGCGTCAAAGTGCCAGTGCCAGGGATGTATGAATCCATTGTGGTGGATATTCCTTTCCGCATGATTGGCGAAAGGGCGACAGAGCTTTTTATTGCCCGTAAATATGCTGTAGTGAAAATAAGGGGTGGTATTCTATGGCTGGATGAATCGACTGGTGACATGGCTGAGAGAGGTATTGTCGTAACAGTAAGGGGAATGGGCTCAAAGCTTTCATTTGGCAAACTCAAACAAGGTGAAAAAATGGGTTCAGGTATAAGCATTGAAGCTGTTTATTATAATATTACAATTGATAATAAATGTCTTTTTGAACTGGATAAGTTTAATAATGTATGCAAGGTAAACTGTGTGGATATTATGGCAGATTTAAGGAAATTATGCTAGCAGGAGGGAATTGTTATGGAAGAAAACAGGACAGATAAACAGGGCAAAGAAATAGATAAACAGGAAACAGATAAACAGATAACAGATGAAAAAAGTGGGATATATTATGTAAAATTTTTCCATCCGTATTCTTTTGAAGGCAAAGAATATGAGGGTGTGGATTTAGAAAAAATACGTGACCTTACTACAAAGGAAAAAATTAATATAGACCGTATTTATGAGCAGTTAGAACCTGTCAAAAGCCAGAACCCTGTTGTTACAACAATGTATGCTGTATGTGTTGCAGCACATATTACAAAACTTCCAATTGATTTTTTCTATAATATGAAAAATATAGATTTCCTAAAAATAGAAATGACGGTCAAAAGAGGTTTTTTTTCACCGGTTTAGAACCAGGTGATGGAAAGGCATGGAGAAAGGTTACAATAAAAGCAGGCATGGCTTCTGGCACTGATTTTATAAAACTTATGGACATGCCGGTATGGATGTTATGTGAAATAGTTGATGATATAGTGGAATTATAGGGCAGGAAAAGCTGACGGGAGGAGGTGGCGGCTCTGGTAAAAGGTGAAACAAGTGTTGATATAAAAATTGAAGGCCAGGCAGACCCATCACTGGAGCGGAGTATAAGCAGTGCAGAGGAAAAGCTTGCAAAGCTTGGAAAAGGGGCAGGCAGTACAAGTGACAGTCTTAAAGGGCTGGGAGATGAAACAAGCAAAACCAGCGAAGAAATGGATGGCTTTTCGGATGAAACAGGCAATGCAGGAAGTACCCTGGAAGATTTTACACAGGTCATTGCAGCAGCAGGGATTTTACAAAAACTTGGTGATATTTATGACAGCTTCATGGACTGTTCCGCTGCCGCAGCAGAATATGAAACAAGTTTAAAGAAAGTACAGACAATAGCAGATACCTCAGGTATATCTATGGGGGATATCAGCAACAGTATAATGCAGCTGTCAAATGAAACAGGAATTGCAGCAAAAGACCTTTCAGAAGCAACATACCAGGCAATATCAGCATCAGTTGATACAGCGAAATCCGTCGGGTTTGTAAGTGATGCTAACCATCTTGCTGTTGGAGGGTTTACGGATGCCTCTTCTGCCGTTGATGTACTTACTACCACCCTTAATGCATATGGCCTTGAAGCAGATAACGCAGCACAAATCAGTGATTATCTTATAACAACGCAGAACAAAGGCAAAACAACTGTCGGGGAACTGGCTTCTTCTGTTGGTAAAGTTATTCCTGTTGCAGCCGCTTATAATGTCCAGATGGACAACTTGTCAGCCGCTTTTGCTGTAATGACTGCCAACGGCATCCAGACTGCCGAAACAGCTACATATATAAAATCCATGCTGAATGAACTTTCTGATACAGGAAGTGCAGTTGCTAAGGAACTGGCAGCACAGACAGGGAAATCCTTTGCGGAACTGAGTGCTGCAGGGTATTCACTTGGTGATGTAATGCAGGTTCTTGGTGACAGTGTTGATGGCAGTACTGTAGCACTTTCAAACTTATGGGGCAGTTCAGAGGCAGGCACAGCATCACTTTCACTGTATAATTCAGGAGCACAGAAATATAATGAAGTGCTTGGTGAAATGAGAAATTCAGCAGGTGCAACTGAAAAAGCATACCAGACCATGACAGAAACGGTGGAGTTTTCACAGCAGCGTATGCAGGCAGCATCAGAAAACCTTAAGATAAGCATTGGCGAAACCTTAAACCCTGCCATAAAAAATTTATATGACATGGCAGCAGACATACTGGCAGGCACACAGGAATTTATAGAGAAGAACCCTGACACTGTAGCGGCAATAACTTCCGTGGCAGCCGCTGCCGGGACATTCACGGCAGCAATAACAATTGCAACTGCCGCCGTGAAAGCATTTACAATAGCAAAAACTGCCCTCAATGCAGTGTCAGGCATAGGATGGATTGCCGCTGGTGCCGGGATAGCCAGTGCAGTGGCAGGCATTGCAGCGTATGTTTCATTGACGGATGATGCAGTAGATGTAACAGAAGAGCTTACTTTTGAATCAAGGGATATGGAAAGGGAGCTTAAAGCCCTTAACAGGCAGTATGACGAAGCATGTAAGAAATATGGGAAAAGTTCAGAAGAAGCCAGCAGGCTTGCTTTGGAAGTAGAAACACTGCAGCAGGAATATGATAAAACTAAACAGACAATAGGGGAGTTTGCAGTAGAGATAGACAGGCTTTCCCAGTCTGTTTCAGATACATATAAGACATATGGCGAAAACATAAAATCCACACAGGAGTTATCAGACGGTTCAGCTTTCCTGGTCAGTGGCCTTGCGGCGTTAGAAAACCAGTCAGGCATAACAGAAGCACAAATGCAGACAATGGCAGGGATTGTCGGGAAACTTAATGACAATTACAGCGAACTTGGACTTACAATAGACGAAACTACAGGGAAATTAAATTATTCCATAGATGAACTGTTTGGTTTTGTTTCTGATACAGCAGAAATGCAAAAACAGGAAGAGGCTACAAAAGCCCTTACAGAGAGCCTGCAGGATTTCAGCAGGTTAAAAGAAGATACTGCCAAAGCGTGGGAAGAAGTAGAAAAGTCGCATGAAAATTACAATAAAAAAACTGAAGAATGGTCTGAAGCCCATCCAGTCCTTGTTTCCATTGGTTTTTCTGAATTTTCTTCTGACAGCGTTTCAAAAGCATTTGACAAATATAACCAGTCAAAAGACAGTTTTAGTGATGCAAGGAAATCCTATGATGAATGCATTGAAAACATAAGGGAATATGCCTCGCAGTTAGGCTATACAGGCAAAGAACTTGACAGTTTCATTGACAGCCTTGAAAATTCTTCTGATGCCGCAGAAAAAAGTTCTAAAAGCTTAAACAGTGCTGGCAAAATTAACGCAGAATATGCCAGGGGCATGGAAAAAGCATCAGCAGCGGCACACGGCATTTCTGGAAAACTGGATGGGATTGCTGCTTCTTATGATAAAGTTTATGGCGAAGCATATAAAAGCATTAACGGGCAGATGGGACTTTTTGACCAGTATAAAACCAAAACAGAAATGACTACTGATAAAATGGTTTCTGCCTGGAAGTCACAGGAAAAGTACCTTGAAAAATACAGTAAAAATATTAACAAAGCCAGCAAAGCAGGACTTGATGGCACAATACTTAAAGAACTGTCTGACGGAAGCCAGGAAGCAGCAGGGCAGTTAGATGCCATTGTCAGGAAATATAAGGAAATTGAAAACAGTGACGGCAGGAAAGCGGCTAAGAAATGGATTAAGCAGTTTAACCAGCAGTTTAAGGAAGTAGAAAAAAGCAAGGAAACCTTTTCAGGTGCTGTTGCAAAAATGGAAACAGATTTTGACAAATCTATGAAAGGCATTGTTTCTGGGTTAAAAAAGTCAGTAAAAGCTATGGACATGTCAGGGACTGCTGGCAAAGCGGCAGAAGCTACAATGGATGCTTATATATCAGCAATTAAAAATAAAACAGCAGAAGCAGCAAGGGAAGCTTCTGTTATGGCAGAAGCTGTATTAGATGCAATGGAACTTGGAGATAAAAAATCTTACCACAAAGGAAAAAATTATACAAAAAAACATAACAGTGGCAGTAAGGGATTTTTCCCAGTCCCAGAAGCAGAAGGAGACATCCTGACAAAGCCAACGCTTGCATGGATTGCAGAGGCAGGATATGATGAGGCAGCAATACCTATTAATGGTTCTGCACGCTCCAAAGCATTATGGGAAGAAACAGGCAGAAGGCTTGGTTTATTGCAGGAAGGAAATACCAGAAAAGGTGCAGCAGCAGCACTGGACCGCCTTGGGGGAAGCAAAGTTACACCAGGCAGCTATAATAACAGTATAAATAACATGGAAAGTACAGAAATTGCCAGCAATACAAAAAATACACAGGACATAACCCTTGAAATACCATTTTCACCAGTGGTAAATATTTATGGCAGTACAGACAGGAAAGGAATAAAAGAAGCAGGAAAAGAAATAAAAATGTCCTATACTGATTTTAAAAAGCATATGGGAAGTTTTCTTGAAGAATACTTCCGGAGGACTACCGGGCAGGGGGTGCGTCATGGGAAGCTATACAACGGTATCAGGTGACCAGTGGGATATAATTTCTTATAATTTATTTGGCACAGAAGATTATACAGGCAGCATCATACAGGTAAATATAAAATATGCAGATATTGTAATTTTTCCAGCAGGAATTGTATTAAATATACCAGAAGCCAGCGATGGGAATTATGGCCTGCCACCCTGGAGGGATAAGATTGACAGGGACACAGGGGAAGATAGTTTTTATGAAGATGCATGGGAGGGTTATTAATGGCAGATAAAACAGGCAGGCGTGCATGGGTAAACCTTTCATATACAGGGTACAGGAAAACTTCATCAGGAGGCCCGGTAAAAAGAGCCAGGGATGTGATGAAAGAATTTATGGAAAGTTTTACTTATTCGGACTGTGCAACAGGCAGCATGGATACAATAAGCGTTGTGTTAAACAATTCGGATTCCCGTTTCAGCAAAGGCTGGATGCCAGGAAAAAGGGACAGCATGGCAGCATTTATTGTAACGGATAACTGGGAAAGCTGCAAGAAACAGAAAATGTGCTGTGGTACTTTTATAGTAGATAAAATACATTTTTCTGGACCGCCAGGTATTTGTGAAATAGGTGCTATCTGTGCACCAGAAACTACTTCTTTCCGTACGGCGGAAAGGGATAAAACATGGAAAAAGGCAACCCTGAAAGGCATTGCAGGTACAATTGCAGATAAATATAAACTTGGGCTTGTATTTATGGGCAGGGATATTAATACCGGAACAATAGGACAATCAGGGGAAACAGATTATAATTTTTTATACAAAACAGCAGAAAATTATGGTTATGGGATAAAGATATACCGCAATAAGATACTGGTATATGATATATCAGAAATGGAAGATGCAGAGCCAGTGGGCACTATACACAAATACCAGGTTACAGGAAGCTATGACTGGGAAACAGTTATGTCAGGTACATACACAGGGGCAAAAATAAGATATACAGATGATGATGGCAAAGAAATATCATGTACTGTTGGCAAAGGACCAAGATGGCTTCGTGTATCAGGCAGCGCAGATAATATAACACAGGCAAAGAAAATGGCAGCAGCCAGGGTAAATAATGAAAACAGGGGCACTACAAGAATTTCATTGGCAATAAAAGGCAGCATAAAGTATTTTTCAACAGCCACAGTAATGCTAAAAGGGTTTAACCGGTTATCTGGGAAATATTTTATTGATGAAGCAGAACACAGGATAGACGCTTCGGATGGATATACAACACATTTGTCAATGCATAAAATCCAGGGAAGGATAAGAGCATGAGAAAAGGGATTGTATCAGATACAGACTATGCTAATGGTATGGTGGCTGTTATTTATTCTGATGGCGAAAAAAGCACTACAGACCTGCTTCCATGTCTTAATACAGGGGATGAATATAAAATGCCAGAACCCGGGGAAATGGTCATTACAGGAAAGCTTTCAACAGGAGGCAGTGTTGTGCTTGGAAAACTATGGAATAAAGCAAACAGGCCAGAGTACAGCGGCAGAGGGGTATACCATAAAAAATTAAGCAATACAGCTTCAATATCTGCATCAGGTACAAGACATATGGAATTTAAAGACAGGGATATTTCGTTTAATACAGATTATGGGCTGGTTACAGTTACAGATATTATGAAGCGGCTGGAAATGCTGGAAGGGAAGAGGTAATGAAAAAAATTGGCAAACTGGGAGACCTTGTTACTTTCAGGACATCAGACAAACGCATACTTAATTACCATGACTACCAGCGTGAAATACCTGCAAGGTGGGCAGTACATGAAAGAATAGGTAAAAAACCACAGGCAGAGTTTCTTGGGGTTGGCCAGGAACAGATAACTTTTACTATTGAACTGGATGCAACACTGGGTGTAAAACCTTGGAAAATTATGCATAAAATGCGTAAAGCAACAGCCAGGGGGAACGTTTACCAGCTTGTAATAGGGAAACACAGGGTAGGCAGGCGTAAATGGTATATTGCGAAAATGTCAGAGATGCACAATATAGTACTGAATAAGGGTGAAATTTTAAATGCAAGCGTAGAATTAACATTAGAGGAATATTTATAATGTCAGGTTTTTTAAAAACAGATATAGAATTTGATTATGATGAATATGGCATGGAATGGAAAGAGAAGATTGAAGCGTTAAGATTCCTGTGTGCTACTTTTGAAGGAAGCTGTCCAGGCGACCGTGGTTTTGGGCTTCCACCTGATATTCTGGACGGGGCTTCTGAAGCGCAGCAGGTGGATTATGTAATGGCAGTAACAGAAAAAATGGAAATTTATATTCCGTTATTAGAACTTGTTGATGCAGAATTTACAGTTTCAGAAGAGGGTGTTTTATCTGCTGTATTATACATTGAACCATCATATGAAGAAGAGGACGGGGAAGGAGATGTGTGAGAATTGGAAGGATTAGATGCAGTAATGGCACTGCCCGATATATCATTTATAGATAATATGAGCCTGTCAGACTGCCAGCAGTTTTTAATAACAAGATACCAGGAAAATTATAAAACAGTTACTGGGAAGAGTATAAATCTACAAAAAGCATCCCCAAGGCGCATTGAACTTCTCGCTGTTGCAGAACTGATGTATTATACACTACAGTGTGTTGACAAGGCAGGGAAAATGAATTTCCTTAAATATGCTTATGGGGATTACCTGGAGCATATGGGGGCATTTAAAAATGTGTTGCGCACGAAAGCTAAATGTGCACATGTACCAGTGGAATTTTTTCTTGCGCAGCCAAGGGAAACAGCAACAGGGATAGACAAGGGCATAACTGTGACTGCTGACCAGAAAGTTTTTTTTGCCGTG